CTTCACCTACTTGACCGTAAAGCACACGTTGACGCTCTAAGTCGGCCAGAAGCTTGGCGGCCGCTTCACGCTGCTTTGTTATTTCAGCGGTGTTTACGACAGGGTCGTTAGATGCATTACCTTTGGCAAGAATGGCCTGCAGCTGTGCGATAACGTTTGTTAGCCTCTGTACTTCTTTTTCAGCGGCTATAACGTCTTCAGTTGTGGTCTTAAAATAAGGATTATCGAAACGCTTACGCAGTTCTTCGGCTTGCTGTTTGGCAAGTTCTAACTGGCCTGTATAGCGCTGTAGTGCACCAACGGCTTGGGTTTTGGTGTACTGGGAAAACGGATTCAACGTATTTTGAAGCGCTTTTACTTCATCGTTAAGTTGTTTGGTGCTGTTTTTAGCTTCATCAGAAGACGTCGCCCATTCATATAATGCGTAGGTACCTAATAGTACAACACCAGGTATACCACCTATTGCCGCCCATAAACCACGTGCTACGGCTGTGGCCGTTCGTCCTACTACTGAATATTGTGCAGTAGCTACGTTCAAAGCGTTTTGGCTGGCAATAACCGCTTGGTTAGCGGTCGCTAAGCGAGTAAGTGCACCAGCACGAAGTGTGTCGTTACTGGCAACTTCTAGTGAACGTTTGGCCGCTAACTGAAGTGACAAATTATGTTCATGCTGCTTTTTGGCCGCGGCCAATGTGGCCGCTGTTGCACTTTGTTGTGCCATTGTCTTTCGGCCAAGTTCAACGCCGTAGTTGCTTAAAGCAGCTGCACCACGAACTAATGCAACGGCTGTTAATGTCTCGACTGCTGTAGTGAGTGTTTCGGCGTTGTCTCTTACAAAGATTAACGCCTCGCCTGTGGTTTCAAGCAACGTGCCGTAGGTATCACTAATAGGTTGTTCAAACGCCGCTATGGTTTGAACGCGTAAATTTTCTAGCGCGTTCTCTTGTGCGGTAATGTTGTCGATATTGGCTTTTGCAGCACCGTCGTATTCTCCCAATGCTTTAATAAGATCATCACGAAACATGGCGCTTGTTACTTCGCCTTCTAAGACCAAATCACGGTATGTTTTGCCCTGCAGGCCAGCCGCTTTCGTAATGGCCTGCATTAAACCAGGTATTGGCTCCATCACTTGGTTAAATTCAGCGGTTTGTACTGTAGGCTGTGAAAGTGCTTGCCCCAAACCATACATTAGGTTGCCCAGCTGGTCGGTGCTAACGCCCAGTGCGCTTTGCGCATTACTTAAGCCTGTCATTAGCTGGTACTGTTGCTGCTGATTAATAATATCGCCTTTGCGAAGCGCTGCGAGGCTGGCATAACTCTCGCCCATAACCAGTACAGACTTGCCATGATCATCTGCTAGCTGCGTTAAGAAACTTAGTGAATTAGCATAGTCTTGGGTGTCGACGCTTAAGAAACGAAGGCGAGTGCTGAACTGCTGATAATCAGAAAGGGTGTCTTTGATATTTACCGCGGCATTCTGCGCTGCAAGCACACCAAAAGCACCGGCAATGTAACCGCCAAGTGGCCGAACGGCTGCGCCCAGGCTTCGGCTTTGCACTTCAAGTTGCTTAATGTTTCGCGTTGCTGCAGCTGCTGACGTATCAGTAGTACGTAAACTGCGAGATAAACTGCTTTGACTGGCAATAACATCGCGCATTTCGCGCTGTAATTGCTCTAACACTTGCTCATAACGGTCTAAGCCATCACGGGCAGCATTCGTAGTTTGCTTAGAAAGGTTAACTTCCTTGTTAAGTGCGGCCTGTTGGCTCACTAATTCCTTTAGATGGTTATCCAACTTACCAACCGCGTTTTCCAAAGTGGTAAAACTGCCTGCTTGGCTAGTGGCTTGCGAGGTACCACGGGTAAGCTCTTTATTAAGGGCTACCTGCTGTGCAATGGCCTGCTGATACTCCTTGCGCATACCTTTAGTATTGGCAAGTAAGTTAATCATTATATCTAGGTCACTTTTGCTCACTGGCACGCTCGTTAAGTGTTGAGACTACGTGACGGCTAAGAACCCTTAACTTTTGGTAGTCCAATTTGCTGTACTTGCGGCCTGTTGCTTGTGCATCGGCCATTACTGCAGGAATATCTAGCGCAACTCTGAAACCTTCGGTGTAAACCCATAGGTCATCAACATCTAAAAACCAGTAAAATGCAGCTTGGTTTTCAGGAAGAAGTTCTAGCACTCGGTCTTGGAAGTCTTCATCCTCTTGGAGAACCGCTTTTATCTGCGCTTCGTCCATCCCGTAGCCGTCTCTTAATTGCGCTATATATTCCTGTTTGTCGCTACTTGTAACGCTAGGGCCTACCCAAAACTGGGCGGCCTCTAGGAGTTTTTTTCCGCTACGCCTGCGTCCATCTTTAAGTAGGCGTTATAAAGACCAACACGGTAGTTGGTATCTGAAAGCAACTCTGCTTTGTCTTCATCACTTAGCTTTTCTAGATTGGCTTCAGTTTCACCAGCTTCTAGCATCACAGCTTTAAGTAACGGGGTTTGGCCTTCCTTGGCCGCAGCATCGAACTCTTTTTCAGATAAGCGCTTAAACCGAGCAAAGAAGTTATGTTCTTCAAGCGCCCCGCCGTCTGCAGGTACCTTTACAGATACAGGCCACACGACACTTTCTTTTCGTTTAATTTTTAGTTGCATTAGCTCACCGTAATTTTGTTTTTGCCTATGGCGCCATACGGCATCACAAACGTACGTTTACCTTCAAATTCACCGTAGCCCACACCTAAAATTTGTAGCTGGGGGTTGGAAAAGGTAACGATATTGCCTGCTGTGGTACCGTGCTGAAGCGAGAAAGGTAGGAACACCTCCGCTTCGCTGTTCACAATGGCGAACGGGTCGAAGTCACTGTGCGCCGGCACAAGAATTTCAATTTCACCTTCTGGCGCAATGTCATCAATGCTCACGCCTTCATAACCAGGCAAATCGGTGTAATTCACTTCGTTGTTCTGGTCAGAAGAATAGTTAACCAGTACATATTCACTGCTATCTAGCGTGAACGTGGTGTATTGGTTACCCACTTTTACAGGCTTAATTTGGCTGAATGAGGGGGTTGGCATGGCCTCTTCTAATACACCGCCGTAGGTACCTGTAATGGTTAGGGTGTAGGTAGGAAGTGCGCCGTTGGCAACAGCAACACTTACATTGGCCTGTGCACTTAAAACTTTGTGGTTTCGGCCAGCATGATAGAAATAAATAGTCGCATCAGGCCAACTATCATCGTCCAGTTGTTCGTACTGCACATCAGTGCCGGCATTCACCGTTTCTGAGAACGCACTAATTTTAATTAGGTCGTTATAGACGGGGGCGTCACCTGCAGTACCAGAGCCAGCAATTTCTACCTCAGTTGAAATAGTAAAATGCTGGCCTACTAGCATTTGGGGCTTATAACCTAACGTTGCATCGTCCAATTCACGGTCAAGCGTTTCAACTTCTAAAGAAAGCTCGGCGTTTTTGGTGCGGATGTGCTTCGGCGTTTCACCTGCCGCAATATAATCCTCACCAATGACTAGGGCTGGATTCGCTGCAGCGTTAAACACTGCCATGGTGAGCAGAAGGCGTTTCACCTTATACTTTTGATACTTAGCACTCATTGCTTAGGCTCCTTTGCTGATTTAGCGACAGGTGCCTGCTTTGCGGTGTGCTTTGTACTTAGTGCCTTAACTGGCTCTAACTGGGCTAGTTGGGCACTGGAAAGCTCACCGTCTTCAAAAGTGTTTACACCTGGTGCGAAGTTAATGCCGGCGCTGCGCACTGGCTTCGTAGATGAATTGGTTACTGTAATAGGCATGGTCGCCCCCTTTTTCTGTAGTGCTCAGTGTCGCAATGAGGGGGGCGCAGCGTTAGGGCAAAAGTTAAAGGTCGTTAAAGCGCAGTTCGAATAAAACCCAAGCGTGAATAGGATCCATCTGGCGCGAGGTTCTGGCGCTAACCAGTTCAAGGTTAAGCGGTTCGTTCGCTTCACCATCTTGGGCAACTAATTTTTTAATTACCTCGAGCATAGAAAATTCAATGGCTTCTTTTTGCTCACCTGTGGTGCTCTCATTCACCAGCTGCTGGGCCACTATCATAAAGTTATGCACTTCGTCTTCAGTGTCGTACAAGCTGCCGAACTGCGGAAAGCCAGAAGACAATACGGCATAAATGCGTTCGTGCTTGTCCATTTCGGTGTCTAAATCGCTGTAATTTCGTGTGACATGGTGAATGCCAACTATTTGCTTAAGGTTATCTTTAACCGTGTTAAGCCGCTGTTCGGGGGTCATTTTGTTTTAACCTCTAATGCAGATTTAAAGTAAGTCAACGCTAGGTTTGGCGCTTTCGCTTTAATATGTTCAAGCGCTGGCTTCATAAACGGCTGCGCTGGGGTGCCTTGATTGAAAATTTTGGTCTGTATGAGATAGGCCAGCTGCTCAATGCTCATGTCTTCGTCGTCGGGGGTAATACCTTTAACGTCCATCCAATCTAAAATAGTTTGGTCTGGTACCCATCCACCGCGGCCCGTTCCCTCTTCTACATACCTAGCATAATGAACACCAGCTATCACTTGGTGAAAACTAGCGGATTGCTGCTTAGCGCGAATTGAATTGGTTAGGGTGCTTTCTGCTTTAGGGGTGTGGCGCTTCGCTTCTCTGGCGCCCTCTTGTGATAAACGGCGAAGTAATTTTGCGGTAGCTCCATCGATGGCGTTAACACTGCGCTCTAAATAGTTAATAAGAGCGCGAGTATTAAGGTCTAGAATGATTTCGTTCATAGCGTTTCAGCTATACGGCCAGCTTCCTCTTGAAGCGCTTCAAACGCTAATTTGGGGCTGCCATACTGAATCTTTCCTGCATTCCCTTTAGTTGTAACCTGCGTGCCAGGCTCTCTTAGCACTAATAGTTTCATTACTTCCATTTGGCAGAGTAAAAGTAGTAGTGCCTGCTTGCGTGGCTCTATCTCTATGGCGCCATTATTCACCTGGTAGCGAGCATAGTAGAAATAGGTAAATCGACTGCCGAGATTACTAATCATCTGCGCAGTAGGTGCAAAGCTAAAGTAAATATTCCCTTCGTTGTAGGTCACATCAGGTAACCGAGAAATATAACCTGGTTCCCATGGTGCTACGCGCTGGTCAAAACCCCACGCCGTTTCCTTGTACGCCCAAATGTTGGAGGGCGCTGGGTATATCTGCACGCCAGGCTGCAAAGAAATGGTGTCGATACCTGTTGCCGGCGCAAGTCGTGAAAGCGCATCAAGTGCGTTATCAACAATGGTGCTGGTTATCGTGATATCGTCAGTATCAAGCAGTTTAGTACTGCTTGATACCGATACCAATAAGCTTGCTACAAGATCCGCTTTACTGATTGACATGCTTTTGTTGCTCTGCCCGTTTTGCTATTTCATCGTTTACCATTGCGACCTTGGCTTCATCTTTAGCAACGTCAAGCAGCAATGCATCTAAGTCTTCAACGCTAGACAATGCTAATGCAAATTCCTCTAGCTCAACGCTGTACTCACGAGACTTAATTTCATCTTTAATGGCATCAATCGCGCTAGCACGTTTTTGGCCTTGCTCTTCTTCAGCCTGAAGCTGTTGAAGCTGGTCTTGTGTGAACGACTCAAGCTTTTCTTTCAATTTAGCTACTGTTGTAGCCAGTTCGCCCTTGGCATCAAACGACATAGCTACCACTTGGCTAGATGCTGCTTGCTTTGGTACTTCAACAATACGTGTTTCGCCAGGAGGAATCATTTTACCAGCTACAAACATAATTGCTGCAGAGGTATTGGTAATCGCTTCTTTAACTTTCATGGTCTTTACCTTTTAGCCAGTTAATAAAAAAGGCAGGCAATGTGGCCTGCCCTTTTTTGGGTTACATGACTGGCTTAGCGGCCAGTGCCCGAGTACACAACAACCGAGGTATAACGATCGGCTAGCGGCTTAGGCGTATGAATAGCGTTGTATTCTTCGCCGTAGGCTTCTTTGGTACCGTTCAATGCGCCCGTTTCTGGGTCGCGGCCTTCTTGCATTTCACTCATTGCAAACGCTTTTGCTACACGATAGTGCGTAGTGCCACGCTGGCCCATTAGGATACGTTCATCACCTAAGTCTATGCCTGGCGCATTTGTTGACCATGCTGGCAACGCTTTAATGGCCGCTAAATCGCCCATGCCGTTCGTGTCGCTACCATCACGCTTAAGGCTAACAACAAATTGGTCTGCGTTTGTACACATATCGTTGAGCGTGTTACTCATAAGCAGGAAGTTTGGCGCTTCAAAACGGTCGTCTTTCATTACCGCTTTGCGGTTGCCAATCTTACGCAGCAAGCCGTTTAAGTGGTGTTCAAGCTTAGTGTCTGCTGGCAGGTCAATGTCGAACTTTGCAACGTTTGTCGCACGAGAGTATGAAATTGTTGCATTTGCCTCGTTAGGTGTAACCACTTCACCCGTTTCATCAACAAACTGAATGTAACCCAAGTTACAGTTAGCCAAGACGTAATACGTACCCGATGCCTGATTACCCGAGCCGTCAAATGGCAGAACTTCAGTGGCACCAAACATGATAGTAATCGGGTTAGAAGTACTACCAACGGTATTGCCCTCTAAATCGAACACCTGGTGTGGACGAACTACTGGGAACGCACTAGTTTTCACTACTGTATTTGAACCATCGAGCTGTGAAGCAATGTCCTCTGCATTAACCGGAACGGCCGCTAGGCTGTCAGAAATACGTAGCATTTCATTGGCTAGGCGACGCACTACAATTTCGCGCAAAATACGAGAACACGTAGCGACATGACGGCCCCATGCATCCCAGTTAACACCGCTTACGCGAGTAAAATGCATCATTTCGTTAGACACGTTAAACGCAATCTTCATAGCATTTACGTATGCCATGTCCATTTTCTGCGTAACGCCAGCCTTTGGAATACCGCCACGTTCAAACACTAGGCCATCGTTACGGCCCTTGAACGCTTTGCGTTCTTCGTACGGAACCTGAGTGGTTGCCTGCGCACCTGGGTCTGTCTCAGCTGCTACTAACTGAAGAATATTCATGTCGTGCAGGGCTTCACGAATCACTTCACGACGGAAAGCATAAGGTAGTGAGGTGTCAGAAACGCTACCCTCTTCACCACTTAGCACCTTGTATTCACGGTTCAGCTGCTGGTTATACTGACCATCGAACAAAGTAAGTACCTTATCTACGAACGGGTCAACCGTTTCAGATAAGCGAATTGCGCCGTTTGAGAATGACGACGTTTGTTTAAGTTGCTTACGCACATCTTCAGCAAGTTTCATTGCATTAGCATTGTGACCAGAAGCCAGTACAACAGAGCCCATCGGGCCATTGCCGCCTTGGAAACCCATGCCAGCCAGTTTGGTTTGTGCTTCTAGCTCTTCACCCAGCACAATTTGCTGTGTTGCCAGTGCTTTTACTTGGCCTTCTGTCATCTCTGCAGTAATAAGATCAGCCGATCTAAGCAGCTTCGCTTTTACACCTTCAGAAAGGCCTTCAGTGCCATTCACTTGCTCAGTGAATAGTTTAACGTTTGCATCGCGCTTAGTTTGAGCGTCAGACAGCACTTTGGCTTTGTCTGCTTCTAGCTTTTCGAATAGCGCTTTAACGTCAGATTCAGACAGGCCAGTACTGTTTACGTTAACAACAGGCACTGCTTCTGGTGAAGTTTCAGCAAGTGCTAACGCCGTTTCTTGCAGACTCGCCATTAACGTTTTTTGCTGGGTTTCATCTGAAATGCCTTCAAGCACTTTCTTGGCTGTATCTACCCATTTAGATATTGCCGACTCGCTTAGCTTTTTATTCGCAAGCGCCTCTTTAAATAACTTAAGTAATTTTTCCACGTTTGATTCCTTAGAGAATTGAACCGCCAGCTGCTGTGAAATTAGCTGCATGCCATCGAAGTCTTCACGTTCCGATAGCTCTACACGGTCTAGATTTTTAATACAGGGGCGAACCACCAAGCCAGCCGCCAAAAGCGTGGGGCCAAATTCGGTATGGGGCTCTTCGTTGCTGACGAAATTTTCAATAAATTCCGCTGACAAGTAGCGATAACCTTTCTTTTCAATCAGTTCTTGACCGAAAGGCGTCCACGCCACTTCACCACGCAGTTTGTTCCCATCCAGGAATAAGCGTGTAATTGTGCCTGCCGCACCGTCACTCGGGTTGTGGGCTTTATCTATGAAAATGTCCTGACCATAAACACCTTTATTGAAGTTATTCACCATGCTTTGCAGCATTGTGGTGCTAATTTCAAAGTGTCCATAGCGAGGGTCAAAGAATTTACCCGTTCGGGTGATAGTAACCACTGAGGTCTTTTGTTCGGCATCCACCGAAACTGCAGAGGCAAGAAAGCGCACCGTCTTCGTATGAGTAGGTGCTTCCAATTGGATTTTTCGGTTGTGTTGGGGCATGTCCACACTCAACTATTATTAACCTAGTTTGAGTGTGGCAGTGTAGAAAACGCAGCGTTAGGGCAAACTTTTAACCAAAACGTTTTTTCAAGGTCTTCACTTTTGACTTGATCATGGTTTCTTTTAACTGGTCATTTTGTAACAAATTGTTCTTATAAACACCCAGTACACCAATGCGAATATTGCCCGATTGATTGCTTAACCACTCTATTCGGTCTTGCTTTGTGGCTCGGTCTTCCTCGGTCACCTCATCGGTAAATACAGCTTCTACATAGCTAAGGGTATTCGGGTGAGCAGGCCACGGGTTTTTGCCTTTTGGATAAACGCCTCTGCCTAACCCAAATCGGTTCACACTTGCATGCATGTCGCAAATATCCACCCTTGGGTGGTTAGGGCTAAGTATAAAGCGTGTACCTATAATGTCTTCATCCTCTTCTAAACTGTTTTGATAGGCCATGCCATGAGCGCGATTTATCTCTGTTCTAAACAAACGCCTGGCTTGCCAATACGCCGAATCTTCATCCTTGCCTTGTGCTTTGAGCACGTTTCCTATTTTCTCTGCAGATGCATTATTAACTTTGTTTTTAATTTCTTTAGTGGGCAACTCGTTGTTGGCTACCAAACTGGCCGCTGCTTCGCTGGCCGAATGCCCTTGAATAACTGCGCTGTTTATCGCTCTTAGCACTTTATTCTTATTGTTATCGTTGATTATCCAAAGTCGGTCAGAAAGCTGTAAGCCATCTTCGCCAGTGAATTGCTTAACGAACCGCGTTGTTCGCTGGGCAATATCTAGCGCAGACGTTGCAGCGGAATGCGACAAAAAAGGTTTTACACCAATATTGGCCGATGCCAACAAACTTCTGTTAAGCAGTTCGGTTTGCAGGCTTGCCAAATTATTAAGCGCACGTTCTATGTCGGTGCGTAGTGCGGAAAGCTGTTGTAGGCGAATAATGCCGATACTGTCAGCGTAGAAAAGGAGAATACTTATCACCTCTTCTAAGCTGCTCTCGTAGTAGCTTTGCAGTTCAGCCAGAGCGCTAAGGTCGAGGGCGAAGTACTCTTTCAAAGCCAACGCCTGTGCCCGTTTTATTATTGCTTTCTTGCGTGATAATTCACTCATGATCACTCACTCATAATATGGCTTGTACATCATTAATAGAAAGCAGGCGTACCGTGGTATCAGCAAGTTCATACCTAAAGCCAGCATACCTACCTAGTAAAACTCTATCCCCTACCTTAACTATCATCGGCGCCCTTTTACCGTTTTTAAGCACGCGGCCTTCGCCAACCGCTAACACAGTGGCTTGGTTTGACGGGCGACTGTCAATAACATCTAAGACAGACGACGAATTTTCCGGTTTTTCATCAGTAACAACTAAATTATCACCAATGGGTTTAAGCGTTTCGGACATAGGTTGCAGACTCACCTTTAGGCTCATTACCTGGTGTAACTTTAACACGAGGTTTTGGGCTGTCGTTAGTTGGTGTGCCGTCATCATCGTCTTGTTCGCCAGGATAAGGATCACCACTTGATTTCTGGTCTTTGATTTTATCCATAACGTAAGCAGGCTCGAACCCTGCCGTTTCCCATACTAATGAGTCTGGTACACCCAGCGCTTGATACTTAAGCGCCAAGTCTGCTTTCTGATTACGTGTTTCTGTTTTGCGCTCGGTAAACTGCACATTGAAGTTATAAGAGTCGGGATTAATTCCGGCTAACAGCAGCTGCAGGCGAAAGCCTTCAAAGTAAACTTGTGAAAGGGTATCTTGCAGGCCCTCAATTTCTTCAAAGTAGTCTTTTTTAAGGTCTTCTAGAATGTCTCGGCTTAACCCATCTGAATAACCAAATAAACCTTTTGGTGCTGGGGCGCCGCTAAAGAACGTATCGAGCAAATGCACAACATCGTTGATTTGGTCTAAGTTGGCATCACCATTAACCCCAGTAACGCCACCCTTTCTGTTTGAATAGAAATCTGTGGTCATTAACCCCTTTTCGTTTTCAATGCCGTTTTTATACTTCTGAAGTTCTTCCGCTGTAGCACCATCAAGCACGTGGCTAAAGCGCTGCGGTGCGCGTGTTCGTCTGCGAATAACTAAGTCGTCCTCAGTCATTTGCAGCTGCTTCCACGTTTTTCGTGTGGCATCCAAATAAGGGCGACCATTACAACCAAAATCGTCATAGTTGTCAGGGTCAATTCTGACAACGGAAAGCTGCCAAAAGGCAAACTCAGCAATAATCTGGTACCCACCAACGGGGTCTAGTTGTTTATACGCCGCGGCGATGTTTTTAAGCTGGCCTGTAGGCAGTGTATCAGCAAGAATGGTTTCTGCTGGCATGCGAAGGCCAGACACCATATTTCGCTGGTCATTCACAACCCACTGCATTGCAAGCGCACCTTCCATCACGGCACCTCTTGCGTCAGAGTGAAGCTTTTGAGGGTTATTGAGGCCAAGACGGTTAACCCAAAGCTTAAATAGCCGGCTGATACGATCGTTTTCTTTTCCATTCCACTGCAGACGAATACCATTTTTTGTTGCATCTCGGGCCATGCGCCTATGAATTCGTTTAACACGAGGGTCGGTGCGGTCCATTTCTCTAATGTGGTGTACTGCCGCTTTATAATCAGGAGACACATAAAGTTCGTTGTATAAACGTCTTACATAATTTTCAGTGTTAACCGTGGTACCACCACGCGTGTTTTCTTTGTGTTGGGCTTCTTCGCTCTTACTTACAGCGTCTACCGAGGAAGTATGGCGGCCAAGCGCTCGGTTAATTGTTGAAATAATTCCCATGCTCTCTATACCCCTGGTAATAAAATGGTGGTGCCTAGCAACTCTTCGCGACTTCGGGAAGAAGACATTACGGCTGTATTTGGTTTTGGTTGGCCTCGCGTAGCAAGCGCCCACACAGACGCCATAGCAGCGTCAAATAAGTCATCGCCTATTTTCTTTAGCACCATTACGTAACTTGAATAACTCTTACTGGTTTCTTCTGGCTTGATGTTCGATAGTTGCTTAATAAAGGTTTTAATATCTGAAATCGCTAAACTATCGATATCTAAGCCGGACGGCTCTAAATGTTCGACGTAAGGAATAACGGCGTGGCCGTGGTGGAAAACCCCTCTTAATGCTTGCGCCATACTGTGTTTTATTGAGCCCTCGAAACGCAAAGGTGCAAAGGCCCAATCATTCCATGCTGAAGCATTCGACTCACCATCATTAATCGCTCGTATATCAACTGGGGTGAGGCCTTCATAATAAAGGTCGTGGTTTAACTGGGTAAGCATACCTAAGCCGTAAGCATCGCCTATGGCGTAGTCGGGGCGAAAGTAACGCCAGAAAGCAAGCAAGTCATTTTTAACAACCGAGTCGTCGGTACCTGCAGCCCATGTCTTTGCAAACACAAAAACAACATAGTTTCCCACTTGCTCAGTAACAATGAATGCATGCTTTGATGCCGTAGCGCTCTCACCATGGCCTGCAGCATCGTAACCAAAACTTAATAAACCGCGTTTTCTATATCTGGCACCAGGCTCGGGGATAACCATTTCAATGTTGGTTTTTGCGCCCATCTGAATGGCTGCACGAATATACTTTTCCCAAATTAAGTTAGTAGAACTGGTGTTAATGCACAGCAGCTGGCGAATGTACTCCTCGGGTGAAAGCTGAACTTTCATGTCGTCGATAAACTTACCGTTTAGGATTCCAA